TTCCGGCGATTGTGGTAACCCACATCGACGACGCGGTTTAACGCGGTCCATCTGGAGGTTGAATATGGCACGACATAGTGATTAGCGTGCACTGAGTAACCAGATGGGTCATGAGCCAATGTGCAGTCGGATTGACTGCACACACCCACCACGGTGATATAGTGGTACGGCTGCCACGCCGTTCTAAATCGTGGATATCCGTCAGCGGAGGATACTATGTTTATCGTGGGTCTGCACCAATGGCGAAACTTCCCTAACACACCACAGAGTTAGCACCTTGACTAAGGATATGGGAGGTTAGATTCGGCCCTAGCGGAGTACGATCAGGCCCTTCCTGCGGGATTAACATGTCACCACGCGAGCCTTTAGTGGCTAAGGAGCGTGTCATAAAACTGCACATAAGCTAGTGCAGCCTCCTCTCACCGTACAGCGTGATCATGCAGTACGGAGTGTGAAGTTTGATTCCAGTTCAGAACAAGAATAAAAACAAAAACAAGCAAAACAAGGCCGCGTTTGCGAATGCTATCAAGCGTTCGGTTCCCATAAAGGGGAGCGGCGATTACGAGGCGCTCAAGAACTCACTCTTGAGTGCGATTCGCCCTGCGGTGAAGTCGGTCCTCGAGACTGGTGGGGCTGCTTTGGGCAGCTCCCTCGGAGGTTTGGTGGGGCCCGGTGGTGCTATGGCGGGCGCGTCGGCAGGCAAGATGCTTGCGCAGCGTTTCTCTAAGCTCATCGGTAGCGGAGACTACTCCACCAACATCACTGACGTGGCGCACAACTCCCTCGTCAGGTATTCAGGCGCCTCTGAGTACGCCAGCTTCTCTGACTCCAAGACATCGGTGCGTCTTCGTCATCGTGAGTATCTCCAGGATGTGTTCGTTGGAACCACCGGAGTTTTCAGCAACACGTCGTTTGCCATCAACCCAGGACTGTCCAATACATTCCCGTTCTTGGCGCAGATAGCTGGGAACTTTGAGGAGTACCACATGCATGGGTTGGTCTTTGAGTTCGTCTCGACCACCAGTCCCTACAACGCAGCGTCCGCGATGGGCTCCGTCATCATGGCCATGGAATACAACGCTGCTGCCCCGGCGTTTACGTCTAAGCCGCAGATGGAGAATTCCGACTTTGCGGTTTCAGCTCGTCCCGACAAGTGTATGATTTACGGTGTTGAGTGCGCGAACAACGCCACCAACAACCTTTTCATTCGTCAGGGCGCTGGACCGCTACCGTTGACTACCACGGACATCGGCACATTCCAGGTTGCCACTTTGACTCCCCTTGCGACAGGCGTGACACTTGGTGAGCTTTGGGTGTCGTATGACGTTGAGTTGTTCCGTCCCCACATCTCACCGGCACGCTTCGGCTATGCGCACTGGGCGCTCAACACCCCAGCCGCAACGCCCGCTGGCCGAATCGTGTCGTCACGCTTCCCCATCGACGCGAGCGCTCCACGCACGGGTGTCCGTTACGGCGCCGCCTCTACATTCATTCTTGGGTCTGTCGACGCTGATCCTACGGTCACGCTGAGCGACGCCGACGTTGGCGATACGTATATGATAGTCATTGGAAGTACTTCGACTAGCGTTGTCGCGCAGGATGTTGCTGTTGTGACGGTTGGATTGACCGCCACCAACACTTTGTCGACCGCGGCCGCTGTTTACGCAACCAACTCACCAAGAACTCCATCCCTGGCAACGGGCTGTCGGCTGTGTACTACTACACGGTCACGGCTAACAACGTTGTCCCCAGCATCACTTTCACGACCACGCAGAATACTGTGTTGGCAGGGAAGTGGGACATTATCCTCACCAACTTGGGTAACGGCCTTGGTTCTTGGAGTGTCAGCACTAGCGCTACACTTTAGGTGAGTCGCAGCCCGATAGGTGTGACGCGGCCTCATTTTGGTTTTTGGTGAACCTTTCAAAACCATTATATTTCGGTTCGGGGTGAGCCTTTCAAAACCCTTCCATGATTTGTGGTTGCTGATTAACCTTTTAAAATCTTCAAATCCCTAACGAGGGTCGCAGTTATAACACCTCATTCCCAATTTAGTAGCCGTGGTTTCTACGCTTCCCATGACATTCGGGAAAGGAGCGTAGAACTCTTCACGCTCGATCAACCAAGACATTTCCTTCATTCAGAGCAAACACTGCGTAAGGACGTGCCTCGGTGTTGAGCGCAGAAAACCACCGTGGTTAACATTTGCATGCTCGGTGGACGACCGAAGACGCGTGATACGCGTGTCCATCGGGGTCCGACTTGCAGACTAGTAGCCAATGGCAGCGCACCTTCAGTCAATAGCCGTAAGGCGTCGATAATGAGACTTGGTGCGGGGCGTGAGGGAGGAGGTCTGGTGCGGTTGCAATTACCACACCGGGCCCACCCTGGATAAAGACTGTGTCAGGGGAGTACTGGAGATCAAGCCACGGCTGTGCTCAGATTGTTTCTGTAGACCGTGTAATATCTCTAGGTGGCCAGAAGTTGACCTGTGCTTGCGCTTTGCGCAGCAGGTTAGAACTTAGGCTGACGGCTTGCGAGGCCTCCTACCAAAAAAGTGTGCAGTGCACATATCGTTGCTGCTGTGTGACAAAACACCACATCACTCAGCCACTCAAACGCAAGTCTCGGAAGCACCCGAGTTAATTATCCTCCCAAAAAGAATAATGAAACGAGCTCCGTCGGAGGGGGAGCATCTCGTTGCAGTGACCACAGCTCCTCTGGGTCTAGCAACAGGAACGCCGCTGGGAAGCGCCGCAATCAGAAGAACGCCAAAGGTCGCCAGGACAATAAGCGCACTACTTCTGAAAAAGTGGTCCCCAGCGAAGAATCAGTTCATGACGATGATAGTGTTGTCGCTCCTGCCAGTCAAGCTCTTGACGCGGCTGCACCTCGGCCGTTTAAAGCCGAGAAGAAGCGCGGCGAGCCACGCAGGTACGGCGACAAACAAACTGATTCCGACCGAAAGGTCGAAGATCTCTTCGATTCACTGAAGAAGATAACAAACATCCGCAAGGACTTGTCGGCGGCCGTTGATGGCTGCGACGACTCCGATAGCCGCAATGCAAAGGACGCAGCAGCACTGAACGACCGCGTTTCTGTGATAGCTGACGACCTTCGCGCAGCAATCGGTAATCGTCTTGTTGTAAGACTCAACGACGAGTTACTTGATCTCGAGGACACTCTGGACAATCCGATTGGACCGGTCGATCATGACCGTTCGATGGAAATTGTTCTCTATTCCAGGAAAGCCGTTCCCTGGAAGTTTGCGCGCCTGGCGGGCTTTGG